GCGACAATCCAGTAATCGGCTACGGCACCGAGATCGCCGCCAGCTTGCTTAATCCTGTCGCCAAGGCAGCCGGAGGCTACGTCGCCAGAGGCTCCTCGATGCCCGTGCGATCGGTTAAGGCCGCTGCGACGGCAGCTCCCCTGGGGGCGACTTATGCAGCTGGTACAGCGCGGCCCGATGACGTCGGCAAGGCAGCGGCGATCGGCGGCGGCGCAGGCCTATTAATTGGCGGCCTCTCCGTCCCGGTTATTGAGACGGCGATCGGTGTCGGGCGCGGCGTGCTGCAAAAGGTGATCGACAGCTGGGGCGGCAGCGTCACTTCGGCGACGAAGAAGGTCACTGATATCATCATGGATATGGGTGGAGGCAGCCTGGAGAGAGGCCTACAGACGGTTAAGCAGCATTTACAGGCCGGAGGGCCAGAGACGACGCTCGTAGACGTCCTGGGAGAGCGTGGCAGGGCACTGGC